ATACAGGTCCTAAAAAAGAAATATATTAGAAAGCTTATATTATGCTAATGAATGTGCAAACAATAGTAGATTCTGCAATAGATTTAGCAGATATGAGAAATTCTAGGTACATTGATCAAGCTAACACACCTAACTCTGAAATATTAAGATACGCAAATATTGCTTACAAAGATTTGTACGCTCAAATTGTTTTATCAAAAGAACATTATTTTACTATTAGTTATCCTTTGGTAGTTACCACAGCAACAGATACTTATCAACTACCTTACGATTTTTATAAATTAGATGGTGTAGATTTATTGTTAGATGGTAATGGAAATTTTTTAACTCTATTGCCTTTTATGTTTAATGAAAGAAATAGGTATCGAAACTCTGCAATAATTCAAACAACTCCCTGGGGTCAAGCATTTCGATATATGATTGTAGGCAATAACATTAGGTTTATACCTGCACCAACTCAAACTAGTAACCTTCAATTGTGGTATACGCCAGAACCTATGATTTTGACTAGTTTATTGCTTACTTTAAATCTACCTATCGGTGGGGATGAGTATATGTCTCTTTATATTGCTTGTATGATGCTTGCAAAAGAAGAATCAGATACTTCAGCAATTAATGCAAAAAGATTAGAAGTTCTGTTCCAACTAAAAAATAGTTTAAAAGAAAGGGATTCTGGAAATCCTTCTTACGTTATTGATGTAAATCGTATAAACCAAAGCAACTTTTTTCCTTTTGTTGGATTTAATTACTAAAGGAGATTTGTTTGGAGAATTATTATTCGGTAAATACAAGTGACCCTGTCACAAGAGCAATTGATGACAACGTAGCTAGGGTATTTGCTTCTTTACAAGATAATCCATTACTAGACGACCCCACTATCATTAAAGATATAAAATTTGTATCTGGAGTAGACACAATAATAGATCATAAACAATCATCCCCAGTGGTTGGGTTTATTGTTGTAAATTTAGACGCCCCAGCTATTATTTACAAAAGTAATAGTGCAAATATAGCCCCTAGTGTTCATATTATTTTAAAATCAAATTTAAATTGTACCGCTTCTATTCTATTTTTTTAAGGTGATTAAATGGCTACAACCCCTAATATGAACTTGATATTACCTGATGTGAATATTACATCTGGACCTACGTGGGCAAGTTTACTAAATGCTGCATATAGTGTTATTGATTCTCACGATCACAGTACAGGTAACGGCGTAAAAGTAACTCCGTCGGGTATAAATATTACAGGTGATTTATCTTTTAATGAAAACAATGCCACCAATCTTAGATCTGCGAGATTGTATAATAACAATATTTTTTTAACAGGTGTAAATGATAGAACTTGTTTATACGCAGAAGAAGGTGAATTACATTACATTGATGCCGCAGGTAATGATGTTCAAATAACAGATGCTGGTCAAATTGATGTTGCATCTACTATTAACACTTTAACGTTAAGAGATTCTACGTTTATTCTTCAATATTTTGGAGATGTAACTAGACAGGTGCAATTTGATGCTTCTGCTATAACTCCAGGACAAACAAGAGTATTCACTTTACCTGATGCTAATTCAGTTTTAATAAACGGTACGTCAGCACAAACATTGTCTAATAAAACTTTAATTGGACCTACAGTCACTGACTATGAAGAGTTTACAAACACCACTGTACCTACAACACCTACAACTGGAAAAACTCGTTTGTATGTTAGTAGTGTAGATAAAGTTCCGCATTATGTTTCGGATACAGGTTTGGATGTTCCTATTGGCTCTGGAAGTAGTGGAGCTAAAAATTATTTAATTGCATATACTAATTTTAATATTGATCCATCTGTTGGGATGGTTACTACTCTAACCACAACAGGAAATCGAACAGCTAGTCAAACCGTATGGGGTTCAAATGTAGCTTCTCTTTTAAGTCAAGATTCTACAAACAAACTTAGGTCTGTTTTATCTGCTAAAATGGTAAATGCTTCAACATCAGGTAATTTTATAGAATCACCTTTATTTACATTAGATCCTATTGATGTAAATACCAATCAACTCTATATTTCTTTTGATTTATATGAACCAGATTCTTATGCCGTTGCAGGAAATTGGACACTTTCAGTTATAAGATATAATTCAAGTGGTGTCTATCAAGAAACAATAATACCTTCTATTTCACAACTTCCTGTTAATTATTATTCTTTTAAATGTGCTTTCAGTCATACTTCTACCACAACAGATATGTATTCACTTCGTTGGACAAGTACTTCTACTAATCTTTTGACAATGTACATAGATAGTTTGTTTGTTGGACCTCAAATTGCAGTAGATACAAATGCAATCGGACCTTGGACGGCATATACTCCTACGTTTTCAGCCGGGTTTGGTACAGTCACAGTACCTAAAGGATATTACAGAAGAAGTGGCGATAGTATTGATATTCAAATATCAGGACTTGCCGGTACAACTACAGCTTCTGTTGCTTCTGTATCTCTTCCTCCTTTGTTAAACATAGATACAAATAAGATAACAGCTTCCACTCTTATAGGTGATCCCGGTATTACTGTAGGTGCTTTTGGCGACAATCAAACTTCTAGTACAGGGCACATGCTTGTTAATGCATTGGCTTCCACCTCTGTGTTGTATTTTGGTGGACTTGCTACAGGTGCTGTTGCTATGACACCAGCTAACGCAAATACTATTTGTGCTACAGGTGCACTTATTTCAGCTAGGGCTACTGTACCTATAGCTACTTTAGGTACTTCAGTTACTTTAGCTCAAGCAACCCCTATAGAATATGTATTTAATACCAGTTCGTCTGATTCTAATGACACTACATCTTTTGGCTATGGAGCCAACGGTATTGCTGGTGTTATTGGAGTTACTGCTTTAACTGCACCTAGAAGTAAAAGAGTTAGGTTTCAAAACCCTATTCAACCAACAGACCGAATTCAAGTTGAAATAAAAAACAATACAGGTGTATGGATGCCCGTAAGTGCTACTGATGCGGCTTCTAAAATATCCTCGTTGTTAATTCAAAATTCAGTGCAATACGGTATCGGTATTACTTCTACTTTTATCAATTCAACAGATTTAGATATTACTTTTGGTACATATTCTTACCCATCTGGAGCGACTTACGGCTCTGTTGGAAATGGTTGGAGTACAGGTTTAACCGGATATTTATGGAGAGTAGCAAAATTTTCTGCTGTAGGGTTGTCTGAATTAGCTCCAGCAACTGAAATTAGTTCAGGTACCATTAGTAGAGATAGTGGATGGAAACCATATACCCCAATTTTTGCAGGGTTTACTGCTACCAGTATAAGTGCTTTTTACAGAATTTTAGGTAATACAATAACTGTAACTTGTATATGTAAAATTGCAAGTACTTCTGCGGCGGTAGGTGAAATTTCACTACCTTCTGGGTATTTTGCGGACGGAACTAAAGTTCCAACTAGTACTTCAGGTCCTTCTGCATGGTCTATAATTGGAAATTGGGGTTGTAGTAATAGTTCAACTTCTTCAGACACTTCTGGATTTATAACAGCAATTTCTAGTCCAAGTTTTGCGACTATTCGTATTTCCGGATCAACTGAATCCCGACAAAGTATATTAGGAAATCCTACTACTTCTTCTATTTTTAATGTAGGTTATGCGTTTTCTTTTAAATTTGAGGTGCCAATACTATAATGGCACTAGATAAAAAAGTCATAAACCTTCCTTTTAATGGACTTCAAACTAAATTAGATCCTAAGTTAGCCCCTATTGGAACTTATTCTAATTTAGATAACTTTGTGATGTATCAATACCCTGAATTGATAAAACGTGAAGGGTTGCAGATTATTGGTAAAACAACGACACCATCTAATATTACGGCGAGTTATGTATTTCTTAATGAAGTTGGTGTTTTAACTAATAATTCTTTGTATTCTTATTCAAATGCATTAGATCAATTTCAATTAAAAGGGTTAACTGCATCTCCTATTATTACAGCTAAACCTATCATTGCAAATACATATACTCAAGTAAATTGCGACAGTGCAGTAACTGATGAAAGTATTATAGGTTGCGTTTGGGAAGATTCTAGAGGAGGTGTTCGTTACTCTGTAAAAGATTTAATAAGTGATACTTTTATTGTTACTGATACTTCTTTGTCAGTAACTGGAGTTAAACCAAAAGCTGTAGCTTCTGGAATTTATATTGCTTTTTTATGGATAGAACCTGGAGCAACTCAATTAAGGATAAAAGTTTATAATTCTCAAACAAATACTCTTGGTGAATTAGTAACTATTTCAACTTTACCCGCCGCTAGTTACGCATACGATGTTATTGAGAGTCTTAATTTTCTTTTAATAGCTGTAGTAGAAACGGTTTCATCTCCAAACGCTATAAAAGCATATTACTTTAATATATTAGAAAATAGATTAGCTAATAAGATATCTGATGGGGTTTCAGATCCTAAATCATTGGGTTTCATTAATACAGGAACATTAACACCAACTATTTCTCTTTCAACAGACCCAGACAACAGATACATCACTTGTTGTATTCAGAATGATACAAATACAGCGTATTTTAAATCATTTACACCTGTTGCTTTGACTCCATATACTTCAGAAATTGCCCTTGGTTCTGCAACCACAGACCCTGGTTGGGCTTTAACTTCTTGTACTGATAAAAATA